CACGTATGGCGCTTCTGTTTCGGCTAACTCGAAGCTCGTCACTCTGGTGGGTTAATCATGCCTGAAATTCTGGGTACTCTCAAGCCTCCGCGGCTGGCCACTGCTCCTGGATCTCCGGCACTTGGACAGATTTTTTATGACACTGCGGCAAGTGCGCTCAAGACTTGGAATGGCTCGGCGTGGGTTCCTGCCAGTGTTCCTGCAGATACTGTAGTAACCGCAGCGACTCGTATTCTTTCTAGCAAGTTGCTCTCCGCAGATGCAAATCCTGCTTTTCGTATTATGGGCGATGGCAAGCATGAGTGGGGTGCTGGCGGATCCAATCCTCTTGATGTAAATCTTTATCGTTATGCGGCTGATGTTCTTCGTACCGATGATGCGCTTTATTTTAACGGTGGACATATTTACGGTCATACGGTTCAAGACACCGGTTCTCTGTGGCTTCGTGGCGATGGGTATATTTACTTCGGTGCAGCAGATGACGTATATCTTGCTCGTTCAGGTGCTGCGGCTCTTTCTACTAACGGCGCTTTTAGTGTTGTTGGGCAGACAAATCTTCAGGGAACAGTAATATTTCCTGGTAGTTATGAAATGTATAAATCTAATGCGCGCTGGTTTGTTGGTACCGATGGAACACTTCAATGGGGTCCAGGTGATTGGTCTCGTGATACAAATCTTTATCGTTGGGGTGCCGATTTCCTCAAGACAGATGATAATTTTCAAGCGGCTCTAAGTATTTATGCTGATAATGGGATTTATGCAAAAGCTCAGATGGTTGCTTATAATACCGATTCGTTTTGGCAGACTACAATAGGCTGGGTAACCGGTGCGCCTGGACCAGGTATTTGGCTTAGTGCGGCTAACGATACAGGCCTTTATCGCTATGCCGCTGGATATTTGGCTACTGATGGCCAATTGTATTTCCGTGGTGGAACCAATGCATATCTTGCTTTTGCGCGTCCTGGCGAACAGGCACGATTCTTTATAGGTCCCGACGGTAATATGAACTGGGGTTCAGGAGCAGGAGCACAGGATGTAAATCTTTATCGTTCAGCAGCAGACGTTCTTAAGACGGATGATACTTTTCATATTAATACGCCTGGTGTTCTTGCTCTTAATAGTGGTGGCGGAGGTGGTACTCCACAGACAGTATCCGAAATCGCTTATTATGGGTCATCTCGTCAATATCGTCATCATATTAAATCACATCATGACGCATCTGTTGCAGTAAATAATTATCTTGATTTTCATATTTGGACACCAACGGATACTCCCGATACCTTGGGAACTAAGCGCGCATTGCGTCTTCGAGGCGATGGAGCAATTGTATTTGCCGATGGTACAGCGCAATCAACGGCTGCTGCTGGCGGTGCTGTATATATTGGCTCAACAGTACTCGCTGCTCGAGCACTTCAGATGGTGTACGATCCATTTCCGACTACGTATCGAACGATCGTTGTTTATATCTTTGGCTGGATCGCGCCATCAACAAACGGCGATACGACAACTCTTACGTGGAAGCCGCGCCCTGATCCTGGAAATATGCACATAGCTCTTACTGGTAATGGTTCTCCTGCTCCAGTAATGAGTCCGGGACAGAATCCAGTTCCTCTGCAGACGGTTGTGTATCATTCGATTTATCAGAATTCTGCTCAGTTGCATGCTGAGATTACTTTCATGCCGGGATGGAACGATGCTACAAAACGGCATGGTATTCGTCATGTTTCCACAGCAATTATCGGCGTCGCTGGTACCAATGCAGATGTTGGCCTCCTTCAAGGAATGATTCTGTCTCCAGGTTCAGGTGGTAGCCAGACTTTGAAGGCTATTACCGGTATTCAGGTCGATGCTACTCGAAACTTTGAAATTGGATCTCGAATCGACGTCTTTGGATATATGTAAAGGAGAATATGTCTACGCTTCGTCCTTACAAGTTCATGATTGTTCCTGTTATTCAAGTTGTAGATGATGAAGGGAAAGTTATTGACGAAGGCACTCCAGAAAAGCCCGATACCGTTTTCGGCGTTGAGGGTCTTCGAGAATATGCTGATGGATTTGAAAGTGCGCTTAGAGAAAAGTCGGCAAGAATGAATGGTATTGTTCCCGCTTCGGCAGTAGGGGGTATTGTTGATGCCGGTCAATGAAAGAACGATTATTGAAATTACATGTGACAATCCCGATTGTCCCGGTAATGAACTCGATTCATCGGATCGTACTGGATGGCTTTTCATCACCAGTGAAGTTTATGGACAGCCATCGCAGTCACATGTTTTCTGTTCACAGTCGTGTGTGAATGCTGCGACAGCTGATTCAGAAATTCTTTCTCCTCCTGAAACTCCCGCAATGATGCCTCTTCCCGAACCTCCTGTCATGGAGGAACCGGCTCCTGCGGCATGACCGAGAATCGATATCAAGCTCATATTATTCGCAGGCTTTACAAGATGCTTCCGAGTAATACTATTGTCATAAAAACCGATCCTAGTTATAATCAAGGATTTCCGGATCTTCTTATTCTTTGTGGTCCTTACTGGGCCGCATTAGAGGTCAAAGCTAATAGAGGTGCTAGATCAAGACCTAATCAACCTTACTATATCGAGACACTCAATGCTATGTCGTTTGCTGCATTTATCTACCCCGAAAACGAAGAGGAGGTTTTGAATGCGCTTCAACAAGCATTTGAACCTCCAAGGCGAGCACGCGTTTCTTAGTCCAAGTCAATATCATTGGATTCATTATACGCCTGATCGATTGTTGGAGCGTTGGACTGCAGCTCAAGCGGCCGCATATGGAACTGCGCAGCATGAATATGCGCATAGAGAAATTGAAGAAGGAAGACTTTCTGGTCTAGTAGGAACCATCGGTTTGTATATTAATGATGCGATTAAGTATCGGATGACGTGCGAACAAGTCTTGTACTACTCAGAGAATTGTTTCGGCACCGCCGACACTATTTGTTTTCGCTATAACACTCTTCGAATTCATGATTTGAAGACTGGCGTATATCCTGCCTCAGTTCATCAACTTGAAGTTTATGCAGCTCTATTCTGTCTAGAATATGATAAAGATCCATTTGACATCAAAATGGAACTGCGCATATATCAAGATAACGAAGTTTCCGTATATGAGGCCGACCCAGAGGATATTGTATTCATTATGGAGAGAATTCAAGAGTTCGACCGTGTAATCACTCATAAACGGCTAGAGGAGGAGTCGTAGTGACTGCTATTCGTACTCAAGAAGAACATCTTGCTCACTACGGGATTCTTAGGAAGTCTGGCCGTTATCCGTGGGGATCAGGTAACACTCAAAGCCAGCGTAATAAGAGCTTCTTGGATATTACCAGGCAGCAGAAGAAAGAGGGAATGTCAGACGCACAGATTGCCAAGATGCATGGCATTTCTGTCGTAGACCTTCGTGCAGCTCGGTCAATCGCTGTTGACGAGCAGCGACAGTCGAAGCGTCTAATGGCTCAACGGTTGAAGGAAAAGGGCCTGTCGAATCCTGAGATCGGTAAGCGCATGGGCGGTCTTAACGAATCGTCTGTTCGTGCCCTTCTTGCTCCTGGTAACAAGGATAAGCAAAGCGCTCTTCAAACCACTACCAATATGCTCAGAGATCAGGTCAACGAGAAGGGCATGATTGATATTGGTACTGGTACTGAGAAGATGGTGGGTGTTACCTCATCTCGTTTCAACACAGCTGTTGCTGCTTTGAAGGAAGAAGGCTATAGGGTTCACACTATCTATCAGCCTCAGATCAATGCTCCCGGTAAGTTCACGCCTACCAAGGTGTTGACGAAGCCGGATATTACTCAGAAGCATGTCGAGACACATCGAGATGATATTCGGTTGATTCAGGAATACTCTGTTGACCACGGTCGAAGTTATCTTGGCGTTCAGCCTCCGATCTCCGTTAGTTCAAGGCGAATCAAGGTCAACTATGGAGATGAAGGTGGACGCGAAGCTGATGGAATGATCTATGTTCGTCCCGGTGTGAAGGACCTTCAGATCGGGTCGAATCGCTACGGACAAGTTCGTATCATGGTCGACAATACGCATTACCTGAAGGGCATGGCGGTTTACAAGGATGATCTTCCCGACGGTGTCGATCTAGTCTTCAATACCAAGGCTGCGAATACAGGTCGTAAGAAAGATGCGATGAAGCCTATTGAAGATGATCCCGATAACCCATTTGGCTCGATCGTTCGTCAAGTCCATGGACCTGATGGTAAAGTTACTTCGGCAATGAACCTGGTCGGCAGTCCTACAAAAGAAGGATCTGGAGAAGAAGGGGCATGGGATAAGTGGTCGACGAATCTTTCATCCCAGATGTTGTCGAAGCAAAGCCCAAAGCTTGCTCAGCAACAGCTGGATGTGACTCATGAACGTCGACTTAGAGAGTTTGACGAGATCAATTCTCTTACGAATCCCACGGTTCGAAAAGATCTTCTTCTGAAGTTTGCCGATCAAACGGATGCTGCATCTGTACATCTTCATGCTGCAGCATTGCCTCGAACTGCAACAAAGGTTCTGCTTCCTATCTCGTCAATGAAGCCTACCGAAATCTATGCGCCTACGTTCAAGGATGGTGAACGAGTAGCGCTTATTCGTCATCCTCATGGAGGAACATTTGAGATTCCTGAATTGACGGTGAATAACCGTAATCGGGAAGCTCGCAAGATTATCGGTACGGGTGAAGTAGGTAAGAGTCACGATGCAGTGGGTATTCATCACAAAGTGGCAGAGCGTTTGTCTGGTGCCGACTTTGATGGAGATACCGTTCTTGTTATTCCCAATAACAAAGGATCTGTAAAAAGTACCCCCGCCCTCGAAGGATTGAAGGGGTTTGATCCGCAAGTCTACAAGATCCCCAAGGATTCTTCGATTCCTCGAGTTACTTCTGCTCGCAAGCAGGCTGAGATGGGTAATGTCTCTAACTTGATTACAGACATGACCCTTCATGGCGCAAGTACCGATGAACTTGCTCGTGCAATTCGGCATTCCATGGTAGTCATCGATTCTGAAAAGCATCAGCTTGATTGGAAGCGATCAGAACAAGACAATGGTATTCTTGCTTTGAAAGAGGAGTATCAAGGAGGAAAGAGAAGAGGCGCCAGTACTCTAATCAGTAGAGCAGGCGCTGAGATTCGTATTCCCGAAAGAAGAGAAAGACCTGCCAGTAGGGGCGGAAGAATTGACCCCATTACAGGTAAGAAGGTATTTGAAGAAACTGGGCGTATGGTTCCAGAACGAAAGCGTATAACAGACCCCACTACTGGTAGAAAGACTGTTGTTACAACAGGACGCATGGTTCCAAGGATGGAGAAGCATGAACGTCTAGCTGTAGCAGATGATGCTTTCTCTATCATTCCTTCTGATCGTCCGCCTATTGCTATGGAAGTTATCTATGCGAATCATTCAAATAGATTGAAGGCTTTGGCTAATACAGCAAGGAAAGAAGCTGTATCCATCAAGCCTCCAAAATACTCCCCCTCTGCTAAGAAAGTGTATGCCTCTGAAGTCGCATCACTAGATGCAAAACTAGATCTCGCTTTGAGAAACGCCCCCTATGAAAGACACGCCCAGCGTTACGCCACCACCGTTCTTTCTCAGAAGCGCAAGGCTAATCCAGGTATGGAGCAGGATGAGGTAAAGAAGATCAAGAATCAAGCGTTGACAGAAGGAAGAATTCGTAGTGGCGCAGCAAAGACCAAGATTAAGATCACCCAGTCTGAATGGGATGCCATCCAGGCAGGAGCTATCAGTAACAACAAGCTAGAGAAGATTCTGTATAACGCCGATCCCGATTCAGTCAAGCGCCTGGCCATGCCTAAGCAGACACCTAAGTTGACTGGTACTAAGCTGCGTAGAGCCCAGTCTATGTTGGACTCTGGCTATACACAGGCTGAAGTAGCGGATGCTTTGGGCATTGGTCTAACCACACTCAAGGTAGGACTCAATGAGTGAGGTGACACATGACTGATACTGAAGAACCAATTGAGTACATGCTTACAACAGTAGACAATCCATTCGATCCATTCACAAGGTTTGATGAATGGTTAGAGTACGACATGCGAATGGGTTACCATACCTCCGCATTCCTAGCACGAGTAGCAAGAGTTTCAAGTGATTTGTCAGAGACTGATCAGGCTTTAGCTATTCAGCAAGCAATCGATGAAATTGTAAGTGAGAACGTCTCAGGAATGTGGAGAAAAGTTTCTAGAAATTCTGTAAGAAACCTCGATGTCTATAGCAATCTGTGAGGCACGATGACACTAGGTACTGAGCA